GTTTCCCAAGTCACGATATGCTTTGTACACACTAAGTGTAGTGTCAATTTAGGCCAATATTTTGCGGTTCGTCGTCTAGGATTTTGTGTTATGATGAGGCTCACTCTCTGGGTTTAACCGCCCATTGCCCGCCGCCCAGCGGGCTTTTTTATTTGCGAAACTGTAATCATGTGCTAGATTTAGACGATTATCGGAGACGCATCATGCAAGACCCCGCCTGGATTGTTGAGGCTCGCAAATATATCGGCCAGCGCGAAATCAAAGGCGCTAAAACCAATGGCTTTATCAGCATTTGGCTCAAAACCCTGAAAGCCTGGTGGAGCGATGACGAGCAGCCCTGGTGCGGCGTTTTTGTCGCTCACTGTATCCAGTCTGCCGGACTGCCTATCCCCAAAAACTGGATGCGTGCAACCGACTGGCTGAGTATCGGCAAAGTGCTGCCAAAGCCTGCCGAGGGCTGTATCGTCGTGTTTTCCCGTGCCGGTGGTGGTCATGTCGGTTTTGTAGTGGGCAAGTCAGCGTCTGGCAATCTCATGGTGCTGGGTGGCAATCAGGGTGATGCTGTGCGTATCAGTGAGTTTGCCCTTGATCGAGTGGTCGGCTATCGCTGGCCATCCGTCGCCCCGTTGCCAGAGCGTTATAAGCTGCCTATCATTGGGAGTGATGGCAAATTATCGACTAATGAGGCGTAACCCATGACACCCTACATCTTGCGCGAACCGTCAACCTGGGCAGGTATTGGCCTGTTGGCGACCGGCATCAGCTCCTGCCTGGCTCAAGACTACAGCGCCGGAATCCCCCAAATCCTGACCGGACTGGCCGCCATTTTCAAACGTGAGCAGACCAGCCGATAGGGGCAGGAAGGGGAAAATGCGAGTGCAGCCGGAAAATGAGGTGTTTGATAAAGCGGTAACATGGGGCGCTCCGCTTCTGGCGTTTGTGATTGGTTTTTTGCGATCATTACGCGATGACAAAGACTTTATTGCCAGCGTGATTGAGGGTGGCTTGCTTGGCCTGGCAGCGTTCGGTGTGCAGCCGGTGTTTAGCTATATCGGCCTGCCGACGAATATCGCTTGGGTGGTGGCGGTATGGATTGGCTATGTGGGCGTCGATGCCATTAGTCGCCGACTCAAAAAACGGACGAACCAGATATGACGCCAGCATTTGAATCGTTTATGTATTCAATCATCGTTGGATTGTTTATGGGCGGATTGATTATTCTTATGGCTGCGATGGTAATGGGGTATTGATCATGTTCAAATGGCTCACGCGTTACTTGCTCCTGGTCGGCGTGTTGTCGATTCTCGGTTTTTTTGGGTATATCATTTATTTGGTTTGGTGGTTAATTCAGGGGATGGTTTGATGGCGTCTCAGTCTAATTATAGTCCTAAAACTGTAGAGCGGATTTGCAGATTGGTTGCAGAAGGGCAAACTTTGCGCCAGATTGAGGCTAAAATTGGCGTGCCTATGGGGACGATGCTGAGATGGATTGCCAAAGAAGAACACACGGAGCAATACACGCGCGCGCGAGAATCCGCATCCGATATTTACGAGACAATCATTATCGAAGCGGCTATGACAGTCAGCCCTGAAACTGCCGCCGCAGATCGGGTTAAGATCGACGCACTCAAATGGGTGGCAGCCCGTCGAGCACCGAAAAAATACGGTGACAATCAAAAAATTGACTTGAATGTCAACAAGCTGGCGGAAATGTCGGATGAGCAACTGGATAATGTTATCGCCCAAGCAACCGAGCGCTTAAAACAAAATGGCTGACGAGCGTACAGTTAAAATTCAATTGGCCGCCGCCTTGCGGGAAAAGCAGCGGCGCATAGACGAAAACAAATTACTGTACTACAAGCCATATTCAAAACAATCAAAATTCCACGAGCTAGGCAAAGCGATTCGTGAACGGTTGTTCATGGCTGGCAACCAGCTTGGCAAAACGGTGTCAGGTGCTGCCGAAATGGCTATGCACTTAACCGGGCTATATCCGGCATGGTGGGCTGGTAGAAGATTTCAGCGCCCCGTTATTGCGTGGGCTACAGGCATTACCGGCGAAACAGTGCGCGACACTACACAGCGTCTTTTAATGGGGCGCGTTGGCGAGTATGGCACTGGCTTTATCCCAAAACATACAATTATCGGCGAACCCAAGAAAGCAATCGGCACTCCTGATCTGCTTGATAGCGTCCAGGTACGGCATGTCAGCGGCGGGGTTAGCCGTTGCGCTTTCAAATCCTACGAAAAAGGCCGCGAAAAGTGGCAGGGCGAGACTTTGGATATTGTCTGGTTTGATGAAGAGCCGCCGGAGGATATTTATACTGAGGGTTTGACACGGACTAACGCAACTGGCGGCATGGCATACATGACTTTTACCCCGCTGCTCGGTATGTCTAACATTGTTCGTCGCTTTATCAGCGAGCCGTCACCAGATAGAGCAGTAGTCAATATGACGATTGATGATGTTGAACACTACACACCAGAGCAAAAAGCGAGCATTATCGCCAGTTATCCAGCGCATGAGCGCGAAGCAAGGGCAAAAGGCGTCCCTATGCTGGGTAGTGGGCGAATCTTTCCGGTTAGCGAAGAATCAATCAGTTGTCAGCCGTTTCAGTGCCCGGCATGGTGGCCGCGCATAGGCGGGATAGACTTTGGATGGGATCACCCGACCGCAGCAGTTAAGTTAGCCTGGGATAGAGACTCGGATATTGTTTATGTCATTGCTTGTCATCGCTTGCGCGAAGCTACCCCGATTATTCATGCTGCCGCGTTGAAGCCGTGGGGAGATTGGTTTCCGTGGGCATGGCCTCATGATGGATTGCAGCACGATAAAGGATCTGGCGAGCAATTAGCCATGCAATACAAAAAACAAGGACTGATGATGTTACCAGAGCGAGCGACATTCCCGGACGGGACAAACGGCGTTGAGGCTGGACTTATGGAAATGCTGGATAGAATGCAAACAGGCCGATTTAAGGTGTTTTCGCATCTGAATGATTGGTTTGAAGAGTTCCGCATGTATCACCGGAAAGATGGCAAGATCGTAAAAGAATTTGATGATTTGATGAGCGCTACAAGATACGCATTAATGATGCTACGATATGGCCAGACAGTTCCTCAGCCTAAGCGCGAAGGGGATGCTAACTTTAAGCGCACGAACGGTTACAGGGGTTATTGATGACAGACACAACCAGCAAAAAATACACCGGCAAGCTCGATGAAGCGGCTGTCATTAAACTGCTGACATCAACCAGCATTATTGACGACATCGACGAGTCAATCATCACCCGCATCGAGTCAGATTGCCAAACCCTTTACGAAAAAGACGAGCAGTCTTGTCAGGAATGGCGCAACGACGCCAAAGACCTGCTTGATATGGCCAAGCTTAAAGACAAAAAGCGTGAGGGCTTTTTGCAGGTGTGGCAGTCTGACTTGCAACTGCCCGACCTGATCTTCTCGGCGATGCAGTTCAATGCTCGCACCTACCCTGAATACGTCAAGTCCGGCAAGGTATGCCAGCCCAAGACAGTCGGCAAGTTTACCGAGGATAAACTCACTCGCGCCATTCGTGTCTGTACACATATCAACTGGCAACTCACCACCGAAATGCCGGAATGGATGCCAAACTTTGACAAGATGCTGCTTATTCTGCCGATTATCGGCCATGCGTTTAAGTTGACGATGTGGGATGATCAGCAAGGCCGGATCACCGACACACTGCTGCTACCTGACCAGGTGACGGTGGACAACACGCCAAACAACCCGGACTGGCAGCGGCGTATTAGCGTCGATATGGTCGTAAATCAGAATACGATGGTCTCCCGCCAAGCGTCCGGCCAATGGCGGAATATTGACGTTGAATGCACCGAGGGCACGGATGAGGACAAAAAGTATCGTATTGTCCAGATGCACGCATGGTTCGATCTGGATGGCGACGAGTATCAAGAGCCGTACATCCTGACCTTTAACAAGTCCGACTGGAAACTGCTGTCTATCGTCCCTCGCTTTGATGCTGACTCGCTGGTGTACAAGTTCGAGCCGACAGCACCCGAAGAATCCCGTGAGCTAATCGGGATTGAAGCCGTCAATTACCT